GCTGCCGCTTGGCGTTGTGATTGGCACTTCCACGTCGCCGCGCATGTTACTGCCATAGCTTTTTCTGGCGTAGTAGGCCTGCCCGATTGCCGTGTTCGCTCCGCCCTCAACGATTAACCACGTTCCATGCGCAGGTATGCCATCAGCGTCCACGGCGTTTGTCACGTTCTCGTATGCTTTCGCGTCGGTCACGCCCTCGATTGCCAGCACCGCAGCCTCAAGGCCATTGAGGAATCCGTTGCTTGAAAGCGCAGGCGAACGCGCGCGGCGAACGCGTAACTGGAGGTCGTTCTCTTCGTTCTGGCCTAACTCAAGCGGTGCGCTCGGGTTATTCACCGAGGTCACGCCCAAAACTACCGTCGTCTGATTCACGATAGTATTGATTGCCACTTCAACGCGGCCAAGCTGACGCGCGCGAAAGTTTCGGCTGTACGTCCCGGCGGTGAAGGTATCGGAATCGATGAGGATAAACTCGTTGCCTGCGTCGCCTTGTACGGTAAAGCCCGTGCCGTTAATATCCGCAAAATTCGCATCAAGCCCTTGCAGGCTCACTGTGCGGTCGACGATAAACGTGATAGGCGTAATAGTAAACGTGCCGCCCTGCCGCGCGATATTGTTAATCACCACGCGCTGATCGAGTACCGTACCCTGCGCTGAATCAGGGTCGAAGCTATTAAATACCTGCACGGCAAGCTCGCGAATATCCTGCGCGCCTTGGGCAAAGATATTAACAAGCTGCCCGTCCGGCGAGTTTTGCTGCAGGTTAATATCCTCGCCATAAATAGCGCGCAGGCCAGCCTCAAGCGCCGCAATCGTTTCGGTCTTAGATTGTATCGTTATGCCATTCTCATCAATAATATCGGCCATTTATATCCCCATCGTGATGGTGTCTTGGTAGCTTTTTGAATAGCGCGTGGTGATGTCATACGTCGCTCGGAAGTCGCGCGGCGCGCCTTGCGTTACATCCACGCCAACAATGCCCGTCACACCTTCAGCTTGCAGGATTATGCGGCGAAGGTCGAGCGAGAGCAGTTCTGCTTGCCCCTTAAGGCCAAGTCGCGTGTACCAGTCAATGCCCGCGCCAAGGTCGAAAAAGCAGTCGTTAATCCAGCTTAAAATTCGGGTTTTTACGTTTAGACCAATGGCCTCGTCGAGCTTGGCATAGTTGCTCTTGCCAGTCCCGAACGTCCAGTCCCCGTCGCTATCTAATTTCCTGAATATCATGACCCACTCACCACAATTCCGTCCACAACTACAACGGTGTCGAACGTGCCTGATGCGCCGTTGCCAGCGTGCAGCTCGAACCCCGCTTCTTGAACTATATCTGTTTTTACGCTAAGTGCACCACCATTCTCTCCATACATATCACCCGTGACGTAAAAGTTACCCTGCACGCGAAAGTCGCCCACATGCGTGAATAAATCAGCCACGCTGTTTATGGCTTCTTCTTGTAGGTCGATGCGGCTGTTGCTGGCAAAGCTGATGCGGATGCCGTTAGCGAGAAACTGTGCGATGCTATTTTGGTAGTGGCGAATACCAACAAGCGCGATTGCGTCGCTAATGTCATGCACGCGGGGGGTAACTGGCGTTTGAACCCCGCCGTTATATAGCCATTGGTCGATTTCTCGATCGTTGAAAAACACGAGGCAGTTGTCGCCAGGCTGAATAGGCAGGTTGATAAAGCTGTCGCCACCGAACATCGTGACGACTGGGCATTCCTTGATTAGCGGATACTCCTGAAGCACGCGCGTTCCATCGGGCTTTATCTCGCGCACTTGGCGAAGCGCTATGCGCACGGTGGCCACCTGCCGCGCAGGGTCGAATGCCTCGATGATGCCAATCTGAACCGCGTTAAGTGATACTTTCGTGTCACGCCGCGCCGCGTCGAGTGTGACGGTCATATCTGGGGCAGGGATTGTTTTTGTGATGGTCATTGCGGTGCCTCAAGGTTTACGCGCTCGATACCGGCTTTTACCAACTTCAGCTTGCCATAATACTGCTCGGTGACGAAAAGGCCAAACGTGCTCTTACATTCGCCCCCAACTGCCCCCGATATAGTTCCCTCGTGCTTTACTGAAACGACTGAATACACGCCATTAAAAACTGGCAAAATATCCGATTCCAGCTTGGCGAACTGCCCCATCAATATGCGCGGCTCAAGCAGGGTATCGACGGTGATATAGGCATCTTCCTTGCGAGGCACGCCAAGTAAGCCCGTGGCGCTGCTTATGACGGGCGCAAGGCCAGTCTCAAAAGTTTCGTTTTCATTCGTTACCCATACCTCGTTTGGCTGCAAAACGTAGATTTTTTCAAGGTCAACGAATACCGTGCCGTTGCTGTAGAGCTTTATTGCTTCCCATGTATTGCTGTTAATTGCCACTGGGCGCTTTAGTTCACCGTCAACCTGCCCTACCGCTCCGATAGTAAGATTCGGCATTTCACCCATTAAATTCTCTAGCAGCCCGCGCACAGAGCCTCCCGCATAGGTCTGAAATGTCTTGGTGGTGGCCGTATCGAATCCGCCGTCGCGCGCATCAATCATCGTCACGAGGTTACTGCCTTGGCGCTGAGTGTGTGACTGGAATAGGTTGCCACGGAATATCTCGAAGTATTCGCCGCCGTAGCCCACCTCAAGCGTAACGCGGCGGTAGGCAAGCTGTCCGTTGATGCCTTGATAATAGCCGAACCTGTCTTGGAATATATCCTTATACGTTTCGCGCGCGAGGTTATAAATTACAAAGTTCGCGGTATTCAGGCTGGCCATGCGGTTGCGCACGACCGAGAATTGCAGCGTGATTGGCGACTCGATGACGATGTCAACCCCATCCTCGATGGACTGCACCTTGAGGCGGTAATTGCGAAGCCATTTTAAGCTCATGAGTAAAACCGAGCCTCCACTTCACCCACGTCGGATTCACTCAAAACATACAGCTTGATTCGCCCCGTGGTGAAATCGTCCACATAAAGCGGGTCGAGCGTATCGGTGCTAGTTATGGCCAGCCCGAATGGAAAGATGTTAATCCACTGGCGAAGCAGGTTAGGTGAGGCCACAAGCTGCATATCGTTTATCCTCGTATCACCATAAACAATCGAAAAAGCCCAACCGCTAATGCGTGGCAGGTATTTTAGCGTAAGTATGAAAGTAACGCCCGTTTCAGTAACGACGGTGTAACGCTGCGCAGGGTCGCTCGTGAGTTTATCCAACTGGCGCATTATAAAATTCCCCTTGCAACACCTAAGTCGAAAAGAACCGAGTTAGGAACCTCCGTACCCTGCACCTTGCCACCGTTTACCACGTCAGCAGATTGCTGTTCAGCAGTAGTGTCTTTGCGAATAAATGAGAATTCCTCATTGCGCGTTGATACGCGGCGAATTTCTTTCAGCGTGAGGCTGAATGAGCTAATAAAGCGCGAATCCTCGGATTGCACTGCCACGATAGTTTCGATTGCCATATTCGTCATGAACTCGAACGGGGTCTGCACGCTCAAAAGCTGCTTGGTTTCTTGCAGCGCCTTGAAATACAGATAGGCCTGCTGCTGGCGAGGAATAGGCGGATTCAGATTTTTCACCGTTCCCCATATATTCGAAACGTCGGAAAGCGCGCCCTCAAAAGTGATGTCTTCTCGGTTTCCATTGAGCGTATCAAGCGCTTGCTGCAGACCGCTAGTGAGCACGGGCAGAAAAGCGTTTACCACGTTCAGCTTGCGCGCAACATTCTGCGTTAGAGTGTCGGTTGCCCCATCGCGCCGGTGCACTAACTCACCCACGAACGTATTCAGTACGACGCGCTTTGGCTTGATTGCCATGTGGTCTTGAATCGCGCTATTCGTTTCGGTGTAGTGGTCGGTAATATCCGCCGCGAGCGTAACCGTGGAATCGCCCTCGATGTCGAACACATATCCGCCAAGGCCGAACGCATTTACAGGCCGCACCACGTACTTCCCGAATGCGTCTTTAATTTCTGTGATTGTGTCGAGGATTCCAGCCATTAGTAATTCACCGTGTTGTTGAGGTCACTTTGCGCGTGATTAAGCTGCTGCTGGAGGCTACCAGAAACCGCCGCGCCTGTTGCCTGCGGGTCGGTAGCTCCATGCACCGTGATGGTGTTGTTCTGGTTCACGGTATTCAGCAGAGTGCGGCTGAAATTGCTTCCAGCAGGAAGGGCTGCGCCAGCGGTAGGGAATAAATCATCGGCGTTGTTTATCTCGCTGGATATGGGCTTCCATTCGCCATTTGCGCCCATACCATAAGCCTCTTCGCCAGACTTTGGAAGATTATCATACGCAACACCACCAGCGTATTTACCAGAGGCTGCATCGGCGTTAAATAGCGCGTTCGGATCATTCTCCCCCCTGAGTTCGCGCTGAAGGTTATCCATGCTTGTACCCACCGTCCACCAATCGGAAACAGCCTGCTTTTGCCGATTTAACCAAGCCTTCGGCTCATTGAGGATTCTTACAAGATGCTCAACTTTTTGAGCAAGAGAATCAATTTTTTGCCCAACGCCATCTAAAAAGCCACCGAATCCCTCTTTTAGCTTGTCCATAAATAAGCCAAAGACCGAATTTCCGCCGTTAATATATGTCGCGATGTCGTCGAGAATAAGGAGCAGCGCCACCAGCGGAAGGCGAAGTAGCGCGATAATTTCAGCCACCATCTTCACCGACTTAGGCAGTTCGTTGAAAAACTTAGTTAGGCGCTCGAATACGGTAAAAACCGCCGTAGTAATGCTTTGAAAGATTTGTAGCAGGGTTGATAGATATCCGTAAAACATTTTAATTGCAGGCGCGCCGCGTTCCACAAGCCCATCGGTGAATAGCCTGAACTGAATGCGCACGTCGCGGGCGGCGCGGCCTATCATTTCCATGCCCTTGATATAGGCATTGCTGCGCACTGGTGCGCGCGACATAAAATCGGTGAACTCGGTATCAGTTAGCTTGAGCACGTTCAGCCATTGCTCGTTTAGGCCAATCTGGCGAAGGTACATACTGGCGAAGGCGGGGTCAAGATTCGCAACGCCCTTGCGCAGCTGCCCCAGCACCTCGAACGCATCCTTATTCATCGGATTAACGCCAAGCCAACGGAACGCCTCAGGATTGCCGCCGCCCATTTTAATCTCGGTAAGCGCTTGCTGTAGACCGCGAATCGAGGTTGTGACGGTATCAGCGTCCATCGCCATATTCGACATTTGCGCAGCATACTGCCATCGCTGTAGCTTCTCAGCGGAAAGCCCCGTCTGAACCGCAAAGTTACCAATCGCCACCGATGCACGGGTTGCGCCATCCACGAATCGGTCGATTGCATAGATTGCAGCTGTGGCCGCAAACGTCATTTTTTTCAGATTATTGCCAATATCGGTGATTTTTTTATCAAACTCGGACGCGCCCTTATCGTCCACTTCAAAGCCGAGGCTTGCAAATATCTCAGCTACCTTCACGGCTGCGCTCCTTGGTTTAGTTCCTGATAGGCCGCTTCGACTTCTTTCACGAACTGCTCATAGCGAATCAGGTTAATAACCACGTCGGCGGGCGCTCTCAATATCGCCTCAGGGTTGCCGCCGTAGTATCCTTCTTTTGCCAGTTTGCACGCGTAAAATAAGTCGTTTCGGTCTATGTCTATTTTTGGGTGATTGACGTTGCTTCCGTTTTTAGCCCACCGAACTTTGAAAGCAGGGGCAGCCATAAAGGGAGCAGGTTTGCCTTCACGCATTCAAACGCGATTGCGTAAAAATCCCCGCGCGCCTCCACGTCATCAAACGTCGTTAGTGTGATTTTTTGCTTATCCAGCGTGCATTTTGCCAAGCATGGCCATAGCGCCGCATGCACGCGTTCGTCGGCAAGCACCTCGCCAATGCCTGCGAGAATAGCTGAATAATCCACCTCAGCATTCAAGAAGTCGCGCGAGGCAATCAGCTTGGCCACGTCGATATGTTTCAGCCCATTCTTAGCAAACCCTGCCACAACTGCATTATTCAGACGCATAACGTCGCCAAAGTCGGCAATGGCAATCACCGCCTTTTTTCCGCTGGTGGTGGTAATCTCAGTCATGGTTTACCTACCGGATGCTGCGCGTGGCGTATGCAAACCGCATGTTAAATACGGTCACGCCCTGCTCGGTTTCGCCGTCCGTATTCTCCGCACCACTTACCTTGCGCACGAAAATGCCGCCCTCAATACTATAAACGTCGTTGCGGATATTGCCAAGGCCATCACCAAGGCGCTTCACGAACTCACCGGTGGCGAGTTGGAATGCTGGGAAGTCGGATTCAAGGCCTTGCAACTTCGATTGCAAGAAGCGGTCGTCGCCACTGCCCCGCATGACGCGCAACGTCACGTTCGCGTTATTCCCAGTTTCGTTTTTCGAGAATACCGTATTCGAGTTTTTACCAGTTTTCATGTTGGTAAAATCGTTGTCGAACGTCACAGTCGAAACTGCACCGTCGGCCAAATCAGTAAGAACGCGGCCAAAAACGGTGAAAGTGTCGTCACCAGTAATTGTGAATATTTTGCTCATTTCGGTGGCCCTCAATTAGTCGTTGATTACTACAATAACATCGCTGGTATGGATAGCGCCAGCACGTTTTACTGCAATCTGCACAAGCGGCGCTTTACGCTGCTCACGCTCGACACTCGACTGCTGAACAACTGGCAGGCTGTAAATGTAATAACCGCGCGTCAGCACGTTCTCGTGAAAAATCTCAGGGTCGCCAAAAGTTTCCGACGATGTCCACGAGCCAGCCGCGATGCTACCGTTGCGTACGAAGCGGTCTAGTACGGCAGCGTATGCAGCCTTGAGTCCATTCATACCTTGCTCGGTTTGCGGCACTTTCGTGTTTGTTTGACGCAAGAAGTTGAAGCCCGCAGTTTCAAGAGCGAATTTCAGCGCAAGGTCGCTGTAGACGTTGTCAAAATAATCGTTGCCACCAGTGCTAAGAACGCTTGGCACTCCATCATAGCTGACGTACATATCGATGCCCGCCGTGTTGGCTTGGTCGTAGCGCGTCTGCGTTACGCCTGGGTCTGGCACAATGGTGGCAAGCTGCTTCAGGTTCATCGTCGAGCTGGTATTGCTGCCCGAGAAGTTCACGCTAAAGCCGCGCCCCACATATGCCGCCTTCATCAGGTTCGCTGAATCGAGCGACGTGGTGTAAAGCAGTGGGCGGGTTTTTTTGTTCGCAGCTTGCGAGTTTGTGGTAGCAGCGCCCGCAATAGCTGTGACGCTTGCGAAGTGATGCACGAAGATTTTATCTTGCGCCTGAATCGAGTTTGCCGTGGTGGCGAATACAGCGTCTTGCATGGCAAGGTTTGTCATCACACCCACAAACGGCGCAGCGCCATCCACGCGAGCAATCGCTTGCAGCAGGGTTTCACCCGCTGCGTTCGTGCCCGCGGTATCAGTGCCGCCCGCTGCGTTGAAATAACCTGAACCGCTTAAGGCAACGCCAACGCCGCTAGGCACGGCAGCTATATCAGCGGTGCTCGTGGTGCCGACAGATTTGCTGGTGATGGTGAATCCGTTGGCGCTTGGCTCTACGGTTGCCGCCACAAGGCGCGCTTGAAGAATTGCCGCGATGTCCACAAAGCTCGTTGCCGCCGTAAAATTCAAACCTGTTAGGTCGTAATTTACAGCATCAACGATGACGCGAATATCGCCGTTCGTCACTGCGATGATGCTTGCTAGGTTCGCGGCAATATCAGCGGTTACGAAGTCGCCAGTGGTGGCGCTTACTGCCGACTGCATGGGGATGACAGTGAGGCGACCATTTCCAGTGCGGATATTTGGCGACTGGCTAAAAAGCGCCAC